CACTGCCGACGTAGTCGTCGTTGTTCGCGATGGGCACGGCCTACTCCTCCGTGATCGTGGAGCCGGTGGTGAGGCGCGGTTGGATGCCGGGGCTGACGGCGATGGAGGGCGTCAGCGCGCCTCGGTAGAGCAGCTTACCGGCTCCGCTCGAGGCCGTTCCGACGGCGACGTGCGTGATCGTCGGGGTGCCGGAGGTGCAGGCTGGGAAGTCGACGTTGGAGGCCGGTGAGACCACGTTGCCCGTCACGGTCCAGCCACCCGCCGACCGCGCCAGGGCCACGCGGGCGTAGCTTCCGTAGCTGGTCTCGTTGGTGGTCTGGTTGCCCGCCTCGCCAGGGTCTGCCGTATGCAGGGAAATCCAAAGCTGGGTGAGCGGAGAGGAGGCCGCGTTGTCCGCGATGTTGGCGATGGCCACGGCCTGGAAGATCAGCTTCAGGATGTCGTTTTCGAAGGTGTCGCCTTTGGACATGCCGCTACCCCGTGATGATGTTGAAGCGGCCCGTCGCGGCGACAGCCTCATCCACGCGCAGCTTGCCGCCCGGCAGGCGGCGCTCAGAGAGCATCTGGCTGATGGCGGTGTCGAAGAGGGACTTGTGGATGGCCATCGCCTCCGCGTCGCGCAGGAGGGGGCCGGCATGGAACAGGGCGCCGTACAGATAGGCGTCTGGGTGGTTCGCCAGGACCCAGTTCGTCGCGATCGCGTCGCCCAGGGCGGGGACCTTCTGGAAGTAGGTCATGGCCAGGACGTAGGTCGTGTTGGGCGTCGGATAGAGGCGAAGCTGGCCGCCGACGATCGCGTACATCTTCGGGCAGTCGGTGGAGGCCTCGTAGCCGTCCATCGTCTCCTGCGCGACGGGGTCCAGGTTCACGATCTGGCCGTTGTGCGTCGTCGTGATCGAGATCGCCTCGGCGAAGTTGGCCGGCAAGTCGGTGTATTCCGTATTGACGCTTGCCGTGGACCGCCCCGTCGATCCCTTCGTCCGCAGGGCGCGGTTCATCGTCGCCTCGGCGAGGGTGATGAAGGTGGGGATGCGATCCGTCATGTCGGAGCGCGAGAGCCAGATGGCCAAGTCGGCCTTCAGGTTGGTGAAGGTGTCGAGGGCCATGCTGCTCTCCGTGTAAACGGGCAGAGCCGCCCACTGAGGGGCGGCTCTTAGTGTTAGGCCACGACGACGGTGGAGGTCTTCTCGGGCCGGAACCAGAAGATGAGGTAGGCCTCAGCCGCCGGGTCGAGCGCGCCAGCCGTCGCGTTGATGAAGGTGATGGCGAGGGTGTCGGCAGCGGAAACCCGCGCGCCGGCAATGCCCAGGCCAGCCGTCAGGCTCGGCTTCATGGGGATGACGATGTCGCCGACGCGGAGGCCGGGGACGGTGAACGTCTGCTGCGCCGTGGTCGCCGCCGCGACCGACGCAACGTCGAGGGTGGCAGAGACAACGCCGAAGCGGTCTTCGTTGATCATAGCGCCCATAGGGTGCCCTTCTGAAAAGAAAGCGGGCCACCCGTTGAAGGGTGGCCCACCGGCCTTAGGCCTAGCGGTTGTGGAGGCGAACGGCGAGGCTCGGGCGGATCGGAGCGTAGCCGTAGAGGACATCCAGACGGCAGGGGAACCTGTCGTTGTTGATGTCGTACTGGCGGATGATCCGCATCGAGATGCCGTCCAGCACCTGCCGGCTCTTCCAATCCACACCATCCGGCATCACCATGTCAGCCGTCGCGAAGGCGAAGGCGTCCTTGTGGTACAGGAGCGAGGTGCCGGCAGTCGCCGAGGCGGTGCCGAGGAAGGTCACCACCGCCGTCGCAGAGGTCGTCGGGATGACGCAGTTCTGCCGGGCGCCACCGAGGACGATGGCGGGGCTGATCGAGATCGGGCCAGCGCCACCGGCGAAGGCCGCCGTGACCACGAACTGCTGCAGGACGCCCGTCGACACGCGGGTCTCGGGGTGGACGCGGAAGCAGTTTTCGATGGTGAACACGTCTCCGACGTTGGCCGCGCCGGTGCCGGTCGCCAGGGTGATCGTCGAGTAGGCCGTACCATCCAGCGCCAGGGTGCCGACCTGGGTGTTGGTGCGGTAGGTGTTCGCGACGCGCGCCCCGTTCGTGTGGCTGGGCCACAGGGTGTTCTCCATGAAGTCGAACCCTGCGGTGCGACCCATGTAGCCTTCGCGGTACTGCTTCGACAGGTTGGTCGTGTCGTTGAACAGGCCCTTCAGAGCGTCGACGAGGTCGACGTTGTCGGTCGTGTTCAGGTTGGCCGTGCGGTTGCCCAGCGGAGCCAGGGCGTCCACCAGGACCTTGCGGCCCGCCAGCACCTGCGGGAACGAGGACGGAGAGCCGCCGTTCCAGATCGACTGCGACACGGAGCGGTACATCGACATGGCGTCCGCTTCGATGTTCGCCGCCAGGACGTTCATCGCCGGCTCGATGATGCGCTCGGAGAAGTCGTCCAGAGACAGCGTCAGGTCGACGGAGGTGAACGCGAGGTCCACACCGCGCTGCTGGTTGACCCGCAGGTCGACCGTCTGCTCGACGGTGTCGCCGAGGGGCGGGGTGATGTTCAGGGTCGCGCCGCTCCGCACGACGTACTGGTTCGGGAGGCGGATTTTCAGCGTGTCGCCGATCTTCGCCTCTTTCTTCGCGTACTGGCTGTCGTAGTCGCGGGTGATGGAGCCGATGAAGTTCAGCTTCTGGTGGAGGACGCGCAGGGCCTCGCGGGTCACCTGCGTCGGGGTGATCAGAGTATTGGGCATCGAAGGGGTCCTTCTAAGGGAGGGGCGGCGTCATCCGACGCTGCGGTGGAGGGGAGTTCGCCCTAGCGGCGCTTGGCCAACTGGGCGTTGCGGCGACGTGCCCACTCTGCGGCGCTCAGGCGGTCGCTCAATCCGGTCGGGGGGATGGGTCTCCCCTGGACGGACTTTGCGGGCTGCACCTGCTGCACCCTTTGCTGGCGTTCGGTCGCCTTCTGCTTTGTCTGGGTCTGGCGTCCCTGGTAGGCGTCGTTCAACAGCTTCCAGATACGCGGGTCGGGGGTCTCGAACAGTTCCGACCGGGGCACGCCGTAGGTTTCGGCGAACTCGGCCAGCTTTCCGCTCAGTTCCGGCGACCAGCCCTTGATCTCGCGAGAGAGAACTCGACCCGTTTCCTGCATCGCCTTGGCGAGGTTCTCTCGCTGGTCCCGCAGACGGCCTTCGGTCTTCGTCTTCAGATCATTTTCGGCGTTGGACAGTCCGTCCTTCACCTGCTGGTAGGTCATCCACAGGGCCTGGGCCTCTGCGGGGTCGATGGCGCTCAAGTTCGACCAGTTGATCTTCTCGAACTCAGCGACCTGCGACTTGAGGGCGTGGACGCGCCCGTAGTCCTCCTGCATCTCCTCGACGGCGGCGATGCGTTGCGCTCGCTCCGCTTCGAAGGCCTTGCGGCTTTCGGAGAGTTCGGTGGTCTTGCGGGTGTAGTCCTGCTGCATCATCAGGTTGTCCTTGAGGGACCTGGGCAGCTTGTACTTCTTACCGGAGACCTCAACTTCTTCGGTTTCCTCTTCCTCGGCTTCGGGCTCATCACCCTCTTCGCCGTCTTCAAGGTATTCCTCAGACTGGTCTTCGTCTCCGTCTTCAGCCTCAACTCCACTGTCGATGTACTCGTCATCGCCAAGGTTGGTCTCGACTTCACTTTCAATAGTCATAGTTTCTGCTTCCAGAGGGGCGGCGTCATCTCGACGCTGCTTGCAATCGCAGTCCCTTGGTCCTCTCGACTAAGGGTTATTGCGAAATGTATGCGACGCCCTCAGGCATCGACTTGTTCTCTTCAGCGATGCGGCGCGTCTCGGCCTCGTAGGCCTCGATCTCCAGCTTCCGCTCCTCCAGGGAGCGGTCAGCCCGCAGTTGTTCGATCTGCGCCTGCGCCTGCTGGAGGGCCTGCTGAAGCTGCTGGCCGGCCTGCTGCATCTGCTGCACCTGGGCCTGCATCTGCATCTGCTCGGGCGACGGCGGCTGCTTGCCGGCCAGGGCGGCCTGCACCTGGGGCGGCAGGAGGGCCTGCATCCGCACAGCGAGGTCGTCTGCGCCCGGCCAATCGAGGTTCTTGGCCAGCATGTCGCCGATGACGGGAGCCGCCTGCGGGAACGCGCGGACCAGTTCGATCATCTGCGTCGCGGCCTCCTCTCGGCGGCTCGTGAAGCTGGGGCCGGCCTTGACGATGACGTCGTACTTGCCAGCCGTCAGGTCGTAGATTTTGGCGATGTCGGGGTTCTCGGCCTCCACCGGCTGGCCGGTCTGAGCCCCCTCCTCGCCCGGCACGAAGGGCTGGTTGACCTGGACGTTGCGGGGCGTTCCCTCGCGATCCATGACGCGAATGACGCGCGGGACCGAGTAAACCTTCGGGATCAGGTCGACGATGATGCGGCCTGCGTGGCGGATCGCGCGGCTGAGGTTGTCGATGTAGTTGAACGTCGAGACGTCGCCCTCGCGCTGCCTCGCCATGATCGCCCGGCCAGACGTCTCGTTCGAGCGCATGCCGAGGCTGGCGTCGTGGAGGCCCATGACGGCCTTCATGTCGTCCGAGGCCAGCAGCACCTGCTGCATCTCGCCGGCGGGCACGCCTGAGAAGGGCTGGCGCTGCGGGGCGTCGTTGCCGTCGTACTCGAGGTAGGCGTGGTTCTCGGTGTTGGCCGTCTCCCACCGCGCACGGTCGGTGTCGAAGGCCCCAACGCGGCCCACCCAGGGCGCTTTGGGGGCCAGGGCGACTAACTCGGTCACCATGCTGGTGTGGTAGTTCACGCGGCGCTGGGGGTCCTTCGCGTCGCGGACGAGGGAGCGCAGGCGACGCCTGCCGTCGATCATGATCTCCTCGCCGTAGACGGGGACGATCGGGATGTACTGGCCGGCCCAATCGATGCTCTCCAGCACCTCAGCGCCGGTCATGATGTGCTGCACGACCTTCTTGGAGCGCACCTCGCGGGGCTGGCCGACGATCGACACGCCGAGGGCGTCGAAGAAGGCCTTCTGGGCCGTGTAAACGTCCAGGCCCATGATGGTCCCGTCGCTCAGGGCGACGATCTTCCGCAGGACCTCCTCCCGCTTCCAGAACTCGGCGATCTGGATTTGGTTTTCGACGCGCCAGTTCTCGTTCAGCGCCTCGTAGCCGTCGGCCTGCCAATCGACCTCATCAGCGCCCTTCCAGCGCGCCTTGAAGGCGGCCTTGGACATGCTGTCGACGACGAAGGCCGTGTCCCAATCGCTGCTGTCGGCTGCCGTCGAGTTGGGGTCGCCGTAGATCGAGAAGGGGTTCGCGACCCGCTCGATCACGATGTCCTGGTCGAAGGTGTCGTCGCAGGAATACTTGGTGTTGATGCGGAAGTAGCCGACGCCGCTCGTCACGGCGAAGTCGAGGGCCGTGTCGTAGGCGACCTCGGCGTTCGAGGAGACCTCGATGTTGTGGATCAGGTCGCCCAGGATTTCAGCCGTCTCGGGGTCGGCGTTGTCGTCGGCGGGGTGGACGCTGATCGCCGGCTGGTTCTGCCGGGCGTCGTTGACCACCTGACGGATGAAGGCGGGCAGCTTGTTGATCGTCAGGCAGGGACGGCCCTCGCCCTCCCGCTTGGAGCGGACGCCCTCCGGCCACTGGTCACCCAGGCGGGCGAACCTGAGGTCGTCCAGGGCCTCTTCGCGGTTGTCGTTCTCGGCCTCGGCGGCGAGATCGAAGGCCTCCAGGGCTTCCTCGAGGATTGCTTCCTTCATACCATCCAGCCTCCGGTCGTCGGCCTCGGACGCCCTCGGGGCGTCGCCAAGCGGCTGATCTTTCGGTTCATCGCGAACTCGCCCCAGGCGTCAGCGCCGTGGCTGTTCTGGTCGTGCAGGGGGCCGGTGTAGGTCCCCAGGGCGGCGTTCCACCGCTTCTTGTAGTTCCGCAGGCGCTCGATGCCCTGGGCGCACTTGTCGACGTCGAACCACGTCACGGGGATCAACTGTCGCCCGGCGTTGATGCGCTCCTCGGGGTCCGTCGGGACGCCCACGTTGACGTTGGTCAGGCCGAGGCCGTTCAGGGTCTGCAGCCGGCTCTTGCCGCTGTTGCCGAGTTCCCTGACCTGGACGTCGTGCGGCAGGTAGTGGGTGCCGTAGACGTAGGGCTTGGAGGCGATCGCCTCTCGGACGATG